TTCCGCTGGTAGCACCAATCAGAGATGCTGGGGGCCTCCCCAATGTCGAAGATGTGTTCAGACAGGATGGACCGGTCAACTACGTTAAAGCCGCCGCGCTCGTCTGAATAGCTGATTTCTTTGATGCCCATTCCGTCCCGCTTGACGAACAGGATTCTGTTTTTCGCCTTTATCGCGTCAATGTCGTAGGACCCCTCATTGTCCCTCTGCTTCGCGAAAACATTGTCGGGGGTAAGCGGCTCTCGTGGATCGTGAGGTCCTATAACCCACTCTGCGCCAGCCGTACCAGCAACAAGCGAATCTAAAGTTTTTATCCAGAGGGCAGCGTCCACCTGGCCGCCGAGGGTTGTGAATGAGATAGCATCCGTTGCTTCTGGCCCCGTTTCCATATCCACGCTGGCAGAGTCGAATCCCCCGGTCTTCGATGCGAAGAAGTGCTGCGGAGCTCCAGGTACACCCCCAAATACGAGGCGGTTTTCAAAGAATGTGCCGCACGCCGGATAGCCCTGTACATCCGACCACGCACCTTCAGACCAAAGAGAAGTAAGGGCGGTTGAGTGAAGGTTGTTTTCGGATACGACGTTTGCAGTAGCCTGCACGTCAGAAATGCGGGCTGTGATCTCCACCCAGCCTTCGCCTCCTGTTTCCTTCTTGTGAACGAGGGTTGCCATGCACGTTCCTGACACGTATTCCCAGTGGCGCCAGCGATATTCTATGCTTTCCGTAAAGCTGTTTTCGACCTCGACATCAACTGTACTGGATCCGGAGTACGTAGCGAAGGTATCCCAATGTGCGCCGCCATCCCATGAGCGCTGTAGCTGGAAGGTTCCATTAAATGTTCCACTCAAGGTATATTGAAGCTTTTCTCCAGGGCCGATCGAAACACTTGCAGAAGTTGAGCCATCGTCGTCTGCGTAACGATACAAGTAAACAGTTGCAGTTCCCGATGTATAATCTGTACATTCATAACGATATAAAAATGGATCGCTTGCTCTTATCGAATCAAAAGAAACAGGGCTTGTAAACTCTTCAATTGTTATCCAGCTTTCCGCTGGTTCCGCCGCTGTAAAATGGGCGATGTGGAACTGGAGCTCTATTGTTGCAACGAAAGCTCCGGTAATTACATATCCAACACGAAACCCCCTTGGTATCTCGATATTCATGGTATCACCAAAGGCGGTTATGTCCCTGGTTTTCGTTTGTTTTACAACACTTCCGTCAAACGTTTCCGTCACCGTCTGAATCGTCTCCTCGATATCATGCCGGATCTTCCATAACGAGCCGACATGGTCGTCCGTAAAAAGGGCGGCAGTTGCAAGTAATGTGATTCCATTCCCACTCACTGCGTTTACCGAAACCTGCGTGTCCGTGAGGTTCTCCGGCAGAAACGGCCCGTTCTCAACCGTGAGGATGGCAATCGTCCAAGCGGTATGCCCGGTCCTGGTGAGTACCCGAGGCGCATAGTCCGGATGGAAGAGATACATCACATCTGCGCTCTGGATGAACTTGACCTGTGCGAGCTCGTCTTCGTCGTAGGGGATTACGATCTCAACTGGAGATCCACCAGACTCGATCTGCTCCCATCCATCCCCAACGCCCAGGTCGTAGATGAAACGCATGTACTGGTGACCCAGCTCGATCACGTAGTTCTGTGTCGTGGAGAAGCTGAACGGAAGGAGGCGGCAGGTGCGATCCTGGTGCTTTGTCTCGCAGATGTAGAGAGAGCCAAGCCGCCTTCGAGCAGGCCCATGGGCGGTCGGGAAGAAGTTTAGAAGGGTTGAACAGCCATTAAAATATTTCTCGAAGTCAACCCGACCGTCCAGCAAAGGGCTGAGTTCCCCTGCGGTGAAGTTGGTGTAGATCGGAGTTGCCTTGCCCACATTTACCTCCCCTCGCTCTGCCAGGTTGAATCGTTCGCGTAGACCGCGTCTTCGTTGACGCTCGGGCGCTTATTCCTCGAGTCGATCAGGGCGGCCTTGCCGATAGCCTCCCTCGCTCTGAGTTCCATCCGGTCCGCAAGCGGCTGAGAGTCACGAAGCGAGATCGCAAGCCTCGAGGCGAGCTTCATCGCAAGCGCATCGTGGAAGTGTACGATCCAGTCCGACACATCGTCATTCGATGCCAGGTAGACCAGAAACACATCGTCGTCCGCGTTCGTGAGGAGCGCCGGCCTGTTCGACGGGCCGAACTCGATCACCCACTCGCCCGTAAGACCGTAGAGTTCAATCGGCATCACGAAGTCGACGGGCAAGTTGTAGTAGTAGTCGAACTCGAAGTCCGGAGCAGTTGCGTTCGCTGTGAGTTCCACCCGCTTCGTCTGGAACGACCAGTCGTGCTCTGCGAGCAGAAGATCACGGACGTGGTCGTAGATAGTCCTGCACGCCCTCTCTCTAGGTTGTGGATTGGTGCTCGTGAGAGATGTAATCGTCTCCACGCCGATCGCTACGAGGGCCTGGTTGCAGATGTCTACGCTACTCGTCGCCATCTACCTTATCCTTGTCCTTACGGAAAGACGCCTGCTTTCCCTTGGTTTCGGCCTTCTTCGCCGCTTCGAGGTCTTCCTTGTCGAGTCTCTGATCGATCTTCAGGAGTCGCTCGATCGGCCACTTCGGGGAGATTTTTCCTTTGTATCCCCTCTGCTTGAGGCGGGAAACGACAGAATCTCTCTCCTCCTTCGACACCTCCTCGGGGGCATCTACGGAAAAGAGTTCAAAAAACACAATCTCCCTGTCCTTGTTTCTCGGCAGGTGCTCCTTCGGACCCCTGTAGGTGTCGCCCTGTCGAAAGTAGGTGGCGAGAGAAGCGTTCCAGTGGTCCTTCACACACACGTATCTGTCCATTGGTTCTCCTGGTAAAGAGGAGGCGACTCATGGCCGCCCCCTCTCAGGTCAGACTACCTTGCCGGGTTCTGTACGGGGCCAGGTCCGATCCAGCACACCACATCTCCGCCGGTGATGTTCTGTACCGTAGCCTCGGCCTTTGCCCGCAGATATCGGTTGATCACTCCGCCGGGAAGCGGAACCGACAGAAACGCGCCGGCATCGCTGTTGGTGCCTCGCACGAACGATCCAGCCGAAACGAGAAGCGCTTCTGGGCTATCGAACAACGCTGAACTGTCGTCGTAGAGGTTGATCGCGAGGATGCCTCCAGCCGTGCCCGTGAGCGAGGTCACTACGACCGCGTTGAACCAGAGCCTCCCGGTCTCGCCGCCGTCGGGCGAGTCGGACGCGCCGAACGTGTCCAGCCTCGCACCGAGATCGACGTCGTCCGTGAATTCGGTGGAAGCATCCGCGTTGGTCGTCACGTCATCACCGTCGTAGGTGTACCCCACGCCGGCCGCCCACGTGGGAGGGCTAAAGTAAGCAAATGCATCTTGAATCATTTGAATTTCCTCCTGTTACGATCCCGCTTAGATGGCGGTTTCGGTCAGAGAGATCTGGTCACATCGATGGACAGGGTGTCCCATGAAGGTCGTGATCTTTCGTCCACCAAGCCCCTCCTCGATGTTCCAGAGGATGTTGGACTTGTCCTTCGCGGCGATCTGCATCTGCGTGAAGATCCTGTTGTTGGCGTAGAGGACGAGGCCGAGCCCGTCGAAAGGCCTGTCGTTGACCAGTTCGATGAGAAGGTCCTCGTTGAAAATGTTCGCCACACCGGCCGTTTCGATGTTGACGTAGCGTGCGATACAATCCTCGTCTCCAACGACCATACCGAAGTGAACCTGGAAGTGATCCCGGTACCCCTCGTACTGTGCCCCGTTTGCGTCCTCGAGGGTAACCTGGCCGAGGTCCTCATGGACGATCCCCGCGCTCGCTGATCCTTCGGGGTACACGAGGTAGCAGCCATCTTCCATGAGCCATTGTACGCCGAAAATCGAAGTCGTGTCCGATCCGGTCCCGCTTCCGTCGTAGACGTTCGACTGCGCGGTTGAGTTGAGGCGAGGGGCTAGGCCGGTGAGTTCCTCCGGCGCCGTCGCTTCGTTTCCGTAGAAGAGGCGGTTGGCCATGGTCTGGCCCATACCTCGGATGTAGCGTGAAGCCCTGCTCATCCTGTACGCTGCCTCCCCGGTCGGGTACCTCTTTGCAAGAGCCTTGTCCGCGTTGGAGTAGGACTCGAGCATCGCTACGTGTTCGGTGTACTGCTTGCTCGTGGGGTTCTCGGTGCGAACACCACGGTTGAGCTGACGGAACGATCCGGCAGGGAGAGAGTCCTCCCTGGTGTAGACGTGGTTAAATCCGCCGTTCGCCTCGGTGACGATCGCGTCATCGAGGATCTTGTTGGTCTGCTCCAGGACTTTGAGCACCGTAAGGGCACTCCCGTCTGGGCCGATCTCCTGCATCACGTCCCAATAAGTGGGACCTCCTGACAAAGTTGCCATTTCCGTATCCTCCTGCTATTTATCCAGTGATGGGAAATGGAGCATCGGACGGCCATGTTTATCGACGTTCTTGGCTTTCTTCATGGAAAGCTTCTTCCCGAAAACGGTCTGGTCCTCGCTCACCATCTCACCGACGAGCTTGAAGATGTCGGTGAGAATGGGATTGTTTCCGAGGTTCGATACCGCGAGCGCACCCTGAAGGTCCTCCGCCTTGTGTCCCGCACTCTCCGCGAGCGTGACCAGGCCCTTACCTGCGAGCTCCAGGTTTCCCTTGTACTCGTCGCCCCACTTCTTCTTGAGGTCGGCCTCTGCCTTCGTGGTCAAGAAGGTGGACTCTGCGACCAAGTACCGCTTCGCCGTCTCTGCGATCGGGCCGAGAAGGGCTGTGTCCTGCTCCGTCGCCTCTCCCTTTTCGTATCGAGAGAGTGCGCCCTCGTGGGCAGTTGCACTCTCGCTCATGAGTCGGGTATAGAGGCCGTAAACCTCCTCGCCGCCGGCCTTACTCAAGCCGACCTCGTGGAACTTCTCTCGGAACACCTTCTCGAATGCCTCGTCGTACTTCACCGGTGAGTTGTCGGGAAGTTCGGGCGCCTTGAATTCGTATCCGTCCGATGTCTCCGGTCGTCCGAGCTTCGTAAAAAACTCGGTCCTCTGTTCGTCCGTTGCGTCCTCCCCGGGGATGTGGATCGCGCCGTTCGACTTCCCTTCGAGATCGAGGTGTGCTTGAGCGAAGTCGCCCAGCTTCTCGAATTTACCGAGACCCTCGTTCTCCTTGAGGTTGTCGGGCAGTTGCGCCATCCATGCGGGTCGTCCATTTCCACCTGTCTCCGTTGTACCTTCCGTCGTGGTGGTAGTCTGGTCGGTAGTTTCTTCACTCATCCGCAATCTCCTCGGCTACCTTCTCCCGTGCTGGAATCCCGAGCAATCCGTCAACGACCTTCTCGGCGTTGGCGGGGCCGAAGATCCCCATCAGGTACAACAGGTGCCGTGCAAAGTTTTGAAGGTG